CATCGCCTCCACAACCTGCTCCATCCCGGTCCAGGTGGTGGTGAGTGCCGGTACGAACAACGAACAGGGTCCGCCAGGAAGTTCGTTTTCGTTTAGCCATCCGGGGCAGGTGTTGCACCTGCGACAGCAGAAGGTAGACTGGAAGTATTCCGGCTCCTCAAGCTCTTCCCACTCGTGGTCTGGTTGTGGCGACAGGTTCAACCCCAACACCATCTCAGCCACCAACGCATCCCGCTCCCGGTCGGTGAGCTTGTAATACTCTTCAGTAGACAAAGATCTCCTCCTTCACAACCCTCAAACTCTCCTCCAGATCATGCAGAATCCCGTGACTGATCCAGGTATCATCCAGGGTGTAGTGACTGTAAGCGTCCAAACTCTCCCGGATGGACCTCAGATGCTCCTCCCAGATTTCGACGGCCCTCTCTGGTGTCATCGCTTCCACGCTGACCATTCAGGCAATTCCTCCGGCAGATGTAGATACGTCCCCGCTCCACTGAAAGATACTTCCCGAGGTTCGTTCCCGCAACTCGGGCACAGAAATGCATCTCCACGGCGCATTTTCCAGGTGTGCCCACAGCCGTGGCAGTAGGCCCAGATTTTGTCGGCCAGCCTTGTCCAGATCTTTCTTGCTTCGTTCGGGGTCATGGGTACCTCTGAATCGTCCTGATAAGGCCCAGTTCCGCAGCCTTCTCCGTCAACGCTCTTGTAATCCTCACGTCCGCTTCACACCTCTCACACACCTCATCCAACTCTTTCTTCTTCCCCAGCCGGGCTCCGAGCCACACATCAGGATGCACATCCGGCTTGGGCTCCAGCCCAAGAAACTCACTGGCGTGTTTCATCTTGGAGGACTGAGGATTCAGCCCCCGCCACCCTTTGAAATACCAGATGGCGTCGATGTGAAGTTTGGAGTCCATCATCTTCTCTCCGTGAATCACCAACCGGGAGTTCAGATGGGTGATGTCGAAGCCCTTACTAAACCAACCCGCGTGGATGTCCTGCTCGTTCAGCAGATCCCGAAGATCCAGACAAAGCTGCCTGTCATCCATATGGTCGTCTGCCTTCTTCCGCTTCACATACTCATCCTGTCTGAGCGTAATCATCTCCTCTGAAGGGAGCAACAGAACCGACGCACAGATCAAAGGTCCGTACTGCGGCTTCAAATCCCAGGTCTCGATGTCCCAGTATGCGATTCTCAAGAGTCTTCTCCTTTGTGGGGTTTTTTGTCTAGTTACCCAGTTAGGCCAGTTAGGCTAGTTAGTACGTTACCCCCTAGGGGGGTGTAACGTAACTAACTGACACCTTAGTCCTCGCCGTAACTAACTACCAAATCAGTTAAATCCTTTGTTTTCAACAATTTGGATCGCTTCATCTGAAGGAAAATAGAGATGGCCCAATTTTTTCAGGAGCCCAATTTCCTCCAATTTAGTTATCGTAACGTGAAAACTGCCGTCTTTTACGATTTCTCGACTTCGTAAGCCGTTGTAAGATATACCACTTAACTGTCTTTCCTTAACAACGAACGTAAGAAGTTTCTGCTGATTCGGGCTCCGACTCAAAATGTCTGCCGGATCTTCCACCGGAACGCGCCCTCCAAGCTCTGCCACGAGGGTCAGCGGTTTGCCCTCCGGGGTCTTGTCCCGAGAGTCCATCAGCGTCACCGCGAAGTCGTCGAACCGATCCGCATCCTTGATCTTCTGACACGAGATCTTCACAATCCTGGAGTCCGGCTTCTTCTCACACAAGATCGACGTGTCGATGGCTGCTGGAATCACACTACTGCCCCGCCCCCGTTTTGAGTTGTGATGCCCTGTGTGATGGACCGTCAGAACCGTACAGTCATAACCCCTCCTCAGATAGTCCAACGAGTTGACCACAAGGCTCATGTCCTCCGCACTGTCCTCGTTCACTCCAGCCAGACTCCGGGCCAGGGTGTCGAAGATAATCAACTTGATGTCTCCCTCGACCATCTGCGCGTCCACGTCCTCCGTGAACCTGTTGACATCATCCAGCTTGGCGAGTTGGAGAGGCAGATCCACGGCCCTGAACGGAACACCCCTACGGCTCACACCGTAGTGATCGAACCAAGCGTTGACTCTCTGCTTCACCCCCGGCTTACCCTCCCCGAACACATACAAAACTCCACCCTGCTTCACCGGATACTTCCCTCCCCACGCACGTCCCGTCGCTACCGACAGAGCCCAGTCCAGCACAACAAAGGTCTTCCCACTCTCCCACTTACCTATGATCTCGGAGAAACTATTCAAGGGTAAAATATCTTTAATCAACCACTCCGGGTCCTTCCACGTCTGAATGTCATCCAGCGAGTGCAGAATGAATTTATGCTGGCTCATATCTCGGAATTGTTGGAGGAGAGAGGGGCCGGGCAGACTGTGGAGGTATTCGTGGCGTGGGCACAACGGATGGTTTGAAACGGGAGAGAGGAATCTGGGAGCATCCGTTTGAAGATAGCCCGAAGGGAGTGTGCCTTGGTGGGATCTGCCCGACCCCGGTGGATTTCTATCATAGGGATTGGGTCAAGTTAAAGTTAAAGGTTGAATGGGTTCCGGCATTTCAGAAATCAGCATTTGAAACGCCAGTTTACCTGACTGTGTTTTGCCAACCTTTTTGAATCCGGCCTTCTTATAACAGTAACCGGGATTTCTTGACCTAACTTGGGTATGGTCTACAAAGGTAATCATGCCCAATTCTGGCTCTGGGTCAACGATCCAAGTTTCTTTGTAGGTTTTGAACCAACGTGTGATTGCTACAGCTTCAAGGATTAGTTCGGAGGATAGAATAGGTCCTTCATTGCGAAACAGACTATTGACCCACGCACCAGCCCATGCGTGTCGCACATATCGAGCAAAGGGCCACGATGTTACCCATACAGCGTCAGCGTCCCTGGTTCGCAAAGTCATACACCGTCCTGGCGGCGTGAATTTTCTAGAGCCCGGATGCTGTCGGTTGTAGTGTCGATCAGCAAGAACTCTTGCTTCTGGGTCAGTACTTGTCGTCAAATACCAGTTCATGGAAGGTGAATTATTTGTGGATAGAAATAAGCCAGAGAAAGTAAGACGGTTCCCAGTACGAGCCAAAAACAACCAAAAGCAGCCTCAAAGCTATCTTTGTTTTCTAGCCACTCATTTAGAGACAGTAAACTAAAAACAAGAGAGAGTACAGCAACCAGAATAATCATCACACTCTCCTAAAGTTTAACCTTGACAGAAGTTGCTCCGGTGTGTATGTTTTCACCATGAGCGACACCGCCTGGAAAGAGGCCGAGAGAGCATACAGCCGTGTCCCGCACGAGCCGGTACGGATGTTGCAAGTCTCTCGTGGTGCCTTCTACTCCTACTGCTGCCCCCTCTGCTCCGAAGCCGGAGCCGGTCTTCTCTTCCACTCCACCCACTCTTCAGTGATGACTTGTCATGGCGGATACGAGTTCGAGTAAGGCCGTCCAGAAGATGCCGAAGGAGGTTAAGGAGAGACTCAAAAGTCTCCCCTCCTATCGTGAACTCGAAGTCCTCCACAAACCTTGGTACATCCTGGCTGTTGTCCAGAAGTTCCTTGGATACAGCGGTCCTGAGATCTCCAAGAACCTTGGCAAGAACGCCAAGTCGATCTATGAGATCTGCAAGAGTCCCGCAGCCGAGAAGCTCATTGCCTATCTCGAAGAGAAAATTGAGGACCCGGTCGCTCTCGCCAAGGAGCTTGCAAAGGCACAGGTCATGGGAGTCACCACCGACTGGTACATGGCTCTCGAATGGGCCAAGGAAGCCAGAGACTACAAGTCCGTCGCCTCCATGACAAAGGACCTCGCGGCCCTCGGCGGACTTCAAGCCGATCCTCCCAAGAAAGACCACGAAGGGGAGCGCACCATCAAGATCGTCTTCGAGGGCTCATCCCTCGACACCAAAGCCGTCGAAGCCTCATACGAAATCGTCGAGGATGAAGATGAAGAGTCTGAAGATCTATGATCTAGGCGGTCTTCTCCGAAAGCCTTCCCGTCAGGACTACCTGATGGATGCCGTCGATTCCCTGGAAAGTTTCTTCTCAAGACAAAAGCCCCCCATCGAGAAAGACCCGTCCGAACTCGTTTTCGATACCATGGACGAACTCACCTCGGACCTCTCTCTCGTGTTCGACGTACCCTTCTCGAACTGGTCCCGTGAGCACACCATAAATAAGACCTACGACCTCGCCTGTCAATGTCAGCGCGTCAACCGCTACTGCCGATACGACATCTTCCTCTGGAAGTACCCCAAGGAAGAAACCCTCGACGAAGAGGGCCTCGTCCGCGCCAAGTATCTGATCCCCATCACCGGCTGGGTAGAAATGCTCCCGGAGCCCAACTGAATGGACATCAAGCAAGGCTCCAAAGAGTGGAGGCGGCTCCGCAAACGTGCGCGGGAGGATCTCTTCTGGTTCAACCAGAAAGTCCTCGGACACGAGAACCTGGGCTCCTTCAAGATGACCTACCGAGCCCACTACGCCCTCTGTCGTTTCGCTGAACGCCGCACCGGAATCCCCCAGATTGACAACTCCCGAGTCCAGTTGATCCAGGTCGGGCGTGGCTGGGGGAAGTCCTTGCTTATCACCAAAGGCCGTACCGTCCAGCGTCTCATCACCGATCAGAACTGGGCCGCTGGCATCATGAACGAACGCCAGGAGAACGCCAACAAGTTCCTCTCCGGCATCAAGGCCGAGTTCGAACAAAACGAGTTCCTCCAATTCCTCTTCCCCGAGTGCATCCCTCCCGACTTCCACAAGACCGTTTGGAAGGCCGATCAGATCACCATCAACCGCACCAAGGCCAACCCCGTCAACCCCTCCGTCATGGCCGCAGGAGCCGAGTCCACCGTAACCGGCGTCCACATGAACGAATGGATCGTAGACGACATCCTCTCCGAAGACATGGGTCGCAACCTCAAGGCCGGTCTCACCACCGAAGTCGAGAAGATCAACAACAGGGTCATCCAACTCCAGCCTCTCCTGACCAGTCCAAAACGAGATCCCCTCACCTTCATCGGCACACCCTGGTACCCTGGCGACACTTACGAATACATCGAAAAGGTCTTCGGCAGAGGCGAAAAACCCTCCTTCTACATCTGGAACCTCAAATTCCCTGACGGCGAACGCCAATCCGTCGAGTTGGAGCAGAAGGGCGAACTCGCCATCTTCCGCTTCAAGCCCCGCCAGAACGGCGTCTGTATGTTCCCGGAGATGTTCGATGACGAAACGCTGGACAAACTTCGTGAAGACGATCCCGTATTCTACTCCGCCCAGTACGAACTCAATCCCATTGCCGCTGGTCTCGCCTCCTTCAAAGAAGAGTACCTCCGAGAATATGACTGGGTCAACGACTTCCAACTTCAGTTTAGAGATCACGAAGGCCGGATACGGTTTACGAATCGACGAGAGCTTGTTACCATTTTCTCGGTGGACCCGGCGCAGTCTAAGAAGGAGACTGCTGCTCGGTCTGCTGTCGTGGTTACTGCGTCTGACGGTGAACGAATTTTCCTCCTGGAAACTTGGGCCGACCGCGTTAAGCCCTCGGATCTCGGAAATAAGGTACTCGAACTCTACCAGAAGTATCACCCTGAACGGATCATTATCGAGGACGTTGCCTACCAGATCGCCCTCGCAGACATCCTCGACCTGATCGGAAACAACGCCGGAGTCCAGTTCCCCATCTACACCTTCAAACCGGGAACGGACCTCAAAAAGTACGCCCGCATCGACTCCCTCGAGCCCTACTTCCGCAAGGGCTTCATCTATTACAACCCCAAATCCCAGAAGAACTTCAAGGAAGAATACCTCCGCTTCTCCCCCGACATCAAGGGCGGAACCAAGGATATACTGGATGCCCTCTCCTTCCAGAAAGAATCCTGGGAAGCCCTCTCCTTCCTCGGCGGCAGTCAAGAAAACTCCTACCGAGAACAATGGAAACAAGGCCAACGCGCCAAGATCCAAAAGATCAAAAACCGCTTCGACCGAGGCAGAACCGAACGACGAACCGTGGACCCACCGTCCATCACCGTTCCTCACGATGACCCAATCTGGGAGTTCGACTAATGAGCATCTGGGACGATCTCGACTACTTCTCCCCATCGGAGTTCGACTACCCCGACGAAATGGACTCAACGCTTCTCTACGCGCTTGAAGAGATACGTGAGATGGCAGGGGTTCCTATCTTCGTCTCCTCCGATTACCGCCCCGGTGATCCGAACGCCCACGGCCACGGAAAGGCTGTAGACATCACTGACGATCTCAACTCCGATGGCATCACCTCCCGTTGGAGGTTCCTCGTCACCCGAGCCGCACTCTCCAAGGGCATCCGTCGCATCGGCGTCTACGACAAGCACATTCACCTCGACGTTTGGGAGGACGGTCCCCAGGACGTTCTCTGGATTGGAGAATCCTCATGAGACCCCTCATTTACGCCGTCGCGGGACTCATCGCCGGAGCCCTCCTGTTCTACATTTTCTTTCCGATACCCGATCCCGTCGAATACACCAATGTCGTGGTCCGGGAGATCAAAGGCGAGCCGGATACGGTCAGGACCATCGTGGACCGGATCGTCTACCGGGAGCGTGAGCCGGACCTGACCGTGACCCAACCGGGAGGAGGTCAAGATGTGGTCAACGATTTCTGCCGCCCTGACACGGTGGTTCAAGTCACTCAAGGCGACACTGTCTGGGTACAGGCAGATACGGTGTATCTTCTGCGGAGCGTTGTCAACCATCCCGGTTGGTTTCTTCAACGCGATCAGATCATTACCGTTGGCCCGACCTCTGCCGGGGATTTGCGCGAAATGCGCTTTCGAAGCTATCCAGGATGGTCAATACGAACTGCTCCAGAGGTTCTCTTTCGAGAGCCCCGTTTCGGCTTGGTACGTCAACTTCTCGAAGCGGGAATCTATGTAGGTTTAGGTTACACCATAGGAAGGATATTCTGATGTTCACCAAAATTCTGCTGTTCGTCGTTTTCCTGTTCGTTTTCCTACCCGCAGCCGACTTCATCTTCCTGCACCCGGAAGACCTCAAGGGTACCTTCCGCAAGTGGTGGATCGACTGGTGGCATAAGTGAGCAAATACCTATCCAGAACCTTCTGGCTTGGAATCTACCTTTGTTCTTTGGCCTTCGCTCTTGACTGGTTCAAGGACAAGAACACCTTCGTCGTAGTCGCCCCGGCCTTTTTCACAGGCTGGTTCGCCATGAAGGTCACGGAGCGTTTCAAGAATGGTCAGGGTTGATCTCGAATCCCTGAAGAAGCCCAGCCCCTCCAAGTGGTTTTACCCTCTCTCCCTCCTTCGGGAAGACGGCCACGAACTCGTCTGCCAATCCTCCCTCCCGAGAGCCGAAACACGGGAGTTCCTCCGAGAGAACCACCTCCTGGAACTCTTCGACAACATCCTCTACAATCCCACCGAACCTCCCTCCATCACCGACCTCCGCCATCTCCCTCCTCTCTGCCGCCGTCAGTGGACCCGAACACGGTTGACCTTCTGCATATCTTTCAGTGAACTCTAGTCTTACTTCGCAAAGCCAGCACCATGCCTTACAAATCAGCGAAGCAACGCAGATACCTTCACGCCAAACATCCCGAGATCGCCAAGAAGTGGGATAAGAAGTACGGCACCAAGATCAAGAAAGGCACGAAGAAAAGTGGCAAAAGGAAAAAGTAAGACCGGCCCCCACGACGCTGGGAAGTCGGCAAAAGTCTACGATCACCGTTTCAACGGCAAGCCCGTGAAGACCAAAGGATCGGTAAAATCCAAATGACTCCTTCAGGCGTGAAATCCTACGGCCACAAGTCCTCTTCGGACAAGGGCAAGTTCCACCCCTCGACCATCGCCTCCGGCCTCGAAACCGTGGACAAAAAGGGCGGCTCTCCTCCGGGTCCCGCAAAGACCGGTAGAGGCTCCAACTCTCCTCCTCGCGGGGTCGTTCGCGGTGACGGAACCGAGTCCCTCAAGGGAACCAAGGTCCAGCACAAAGACGGAAAGCGAGCCTCTCTTGGAGGCTCCGGCTCCAGCAACATCCCCGGTGGTGTCTCCAAACACGACGGTTTCAAAACCCCGCATCGCGGTAAACAACCCAAGTAAGGCAGTCAACCATGCCCTTTGAAACGGTCAAGTGGAGCAAGGGCCGAAAAGAAGACTTTGCCAACTGGCTCTTTTCGGAGATCTGGAACACCGAAGGCGACCGCTCAAAACTCCAGCGCAAGTGGATCGACCTCATTGCCCAACACCGGGCGAGAGTCGTCGGCAACGGCACTGCCGACACACCCTTCGTAGGCGCAACCGACATCGACTTCCCCCTGACGGCCATCCACTTCGAGCCCGTCTACGCCGATCTCATGCAGACCCTCCACATCCCACGGGATTTCTGGAGCATCGTCGCAGGACACCCTCAGTATGTAGACACCGCCAAACCCTTCCAGCAGTTCCTCTCCCTGGTCGAACGCAACTACATCAAGATGCGCCAAGCCAACGCCAAGGCCCTCTACGATCTCGGCGTCCTCGGAACCTGCGTCTACAAAGACTCCATTCACCACCTCGCCAAGACCGTCAAAGACTACGACGATCTCGGCCAGATCACCGACCGCACCAAAGTAGACTTCCGCCCCAAGGTCCAGCACGTCCCCCTCCAGAACTTTTGGATTCCCGGTTACGCCTCCCACATCGACCCCGACGAGATCGGCGGAGCCCCCTGGGTCTCCCAGGAGTTCGACCTCACGGAAGGCCAGTTCCAGGCTCGCGCCCAGGGCGAATCCCCCTTCCTTCCGTCCTACGACAAACAGGCCGTCAAGGACGTAATGAACTGGTTCACCGACCAGCAGTCCGAAGACACCATCCAAGAACGTCAACGGCTGGAGGATGAGTTCACACCTTTCCGTGAATACAAAATCAAGCTCCACGAGGTCTGGGCTCGCTTCGACGTAGACGGTGACGGCATCGACGAAGACATCGTCGTAGTCTGGCACCAAAAGGCCCGTAAGATCCTCCGCGCCACCTACAATCCCTACCTCCACGGCAAACGCCCCTTCTCCTCCGCGCCCTACATTCCCGGCCCCGGATTCTACGGTGTCGGTATCGGTGAAGCCGACGAGTGGGCACAACTCATCATGTCCCGCCTCCTCAACTCCGCCGTGGACAACACCCTCCTCGCCAACCAGCGAATGTACTCCGTTCCCCTCGGCTCCAACATCTCTCCCGATGAGCCGATCTTCGGAGGCAAAATCTGGCCCCTCGGACCCAACGAAAAGATCGGGGAGATTCGTCTAGGTGAGGTCTATCCGTCCCTTCCGCAGTTGATGGGCCTCATGATGCAGTACGCCGAGCAGCGCACGTCAGTCTCGGAACTCCGTCAAGGCGACCTGGCGAATCTCCCCTCCCGCACACCCGCCACGACCGTCACCATGGCTCTCAAAGAGGGCAAGAAGAAGTTCGACATGGTCATGGCCAACCTCCGCGAAGGCGTCTTCAACGACATCGGTCAAAGGGTTGTTCAGAACCTCATTCAGATCTCCAAGGACGACCCGCGCTACGTCGCTCTAGCCTACCAAGCCCTCGGTGACAGCGACGGTGCACTCGTAGCCCAGATCCTCCAAGGCCCCGTTCATGACATCGAGGAGAAACTCGGAATCAACGTCACAGCCACCTCCTCCATCGTCAACAAGGAGGCCGAGAAGCAGAACCTCATCGCCTTGGCCCAGATGGCCGCGCAGTTCTACCCTCAGATGTTCCAGTACGCCTCCGGCCTCGCCCAAGCCGATCCCCAAAGCGGCCCCGCACTTCTGGCCTCCACACTCCAGGCAGGGTTCCAGGGAACGGCAGAACTGATGAAACGACTTCTTGAAACCTTCGATACCCAGAATCCTGACATCTATCTACCGCAGCCTGAAGCCCCGACCCAAGGCCTACCGGGACAAGCTGCT